ATATATTTTAAACAAATCTGGTTGTTAGGGGTTTTCTCACTAAGCTGATCTTTCCATCCTTCTCCGCATTCCATTCATAGATATAATCGCCGATGTCCAAAGACATCTCGTAATAATACTTTCCTTGCCCTATTCTGTTACCTCCAGACAGAACTTGAGAGGAAAGGATATTATAGCGATAATCGTACAGAAAGAAGGTGATTCGCGAAGGATCATAGAACTCACCCGATAGATTTTGGAAATCCGCTTCAAATCGAATTGTGTTGCCAGATTGATAAGTTGATTGACAATCCACGCTATACCCTCCTAACCAGCGCTGAAATATTGCTCGCCAGCAAATCCCTCACAGAAGTATCTAATGGCAGGAAATCCCGAATGGTCATATAGATTTTATCGCCCAATGTAACTAGCATCGTCTTTTCTACTAAATGGCTGGTGTTGTGGACAGTATCCCTAACCCTTGCGTAAATTGCCACATTCCCCTCCGGGTGGTAGTCAATCATTGAGATTGCACCCGTAAACTGGGCGTTGCCGTCGAAAGAGAAGATATAGTCCCGGCGGGTGCCCTCACTGTCTATGGTATAGATTTCCTGCCAGTTATCCAAAGGCTCATCCGCTTCAATGAAGATATAGACAGTAGCGGTTGGGGTGGTGAAATAAGGCGCGTAGATTTCAACATTCGGCGCGGTTGTGTCTAAATCCAACAAAAAGTGATTATTCATAACCATTCCACAACCCATCAGCGTTTTTACCGTATATGTTGATTCTGTACACTTTATCGCCCTGCGTTAACTCATCGTGATCAACGTCGAAATAGCCAGTGTCATGTCTGTCGAGTGCCTCACCACTACCTACTAGTAAGCCTTGCCCTACTCCGCTGCCTCCCGCCCGCGCTTCCCACTCAATGAGGTCCTCATTCGCCACAAACTCCACTTCGCAGGAGTCAGCCCCAGGCTGGCTAGATATTTTAGCTCGGCTCCAGTCCAGAATCGTAATAGTTGGAGGGCCGATTATTTTGAAGTATTCTATTGCTGTGGCATCTTCTTGTAATTTACCAGCAGATTTTACATATGCCTTAATTGTGCAGGTTCTTTTAGCGTTGGGCGTCCAGTTGCAGTAGTTGGTTGTTGCATAGTCGCGGATAGTCTGTTCATATACAGTAGTAGCATCCGTAAATTTATACTCTAACGGGGCCACGCCTCCAGACGCGCTACATGTTATCTTTATCGTCGTTCCTACCATTTGAGGGCTGGTTTTATCAAAAGTTACGGAGTTTATTGTTGCTGTTTGTGGTGTGTAGTTTATCGTCAAATCCCAGATATTTTTAGGATTTCTATACCCGTCATCCGTATACGTCAAAGGTTCCAACATCATCATCATTGCGTTGCCTTCTACCCAATCACTTCGGTTTACGATAGATTGAATAATTGATGCAATGTTCGGTGAGGTGTAATAATCATTAGCCACAAATTCGGGCAGTTGCCAGTCAACACTCGCCGCTGTCCTGACTTTGTTGTTCCACTGTGCGGAAGTTGTGGGTTTTGTGGCGTTGCCGGAATCTTCGAACCTGATTGTGGGTTTACAGTTAATATCATTGGTCGCTGTATTTGCCTGAATCTTTATATACGCTGAGTTAATGACTGCCCCGCGAGGAATAGCAACCCCTGAGTAAAGGGCGAAGTAGGAATAAAGTCTATCGCCGGATGTCATATGTCCCGTGTAAATATACGCCACGGGGGGTTGTTGAAGTAAGGTGTAGCTGGTACTACCGACTTTGTTTGACACAGACCCCTGATTTACGCCGGGGCTATAGGTAACTTCGGGCATTTGTAGCACCTCCTTTCCTTTTGCCGAAGTTTAGCTATAATCCCTACTTATCAAATCCGCACGTGCAATTATGTGACTGCCATCAAGCAATCTTACAAACCAGCGCTCAAAGGTGTCGCCGAATAGTTTTTCAACTAATACGGCTTTTGTGGGCTGGCCGTCAATTATCACAAAAACCCGATCACCTTCCCGTAACATTTCAATCCCTCCTTTACACGCTCCACTGGCCGGCTTTGTCCTTCGCAAATACCTTGATGATCTTCGAACCGTCGCCACTCGCTACAAATTCAAGGTCTGCCCCCTTGATGGAGCAGTTAATGACAGTGTTAGCAGGATAATCCCCAGCACTACCAGACATATTCGAGGAACCGCTGGTTGTCGGGATTTGAGTCCCAGTATCATGGGTTGCCGCAACAGAAGCAACAACTTTTACCTTGTACTCGTCAAAAACTTCATTAACCTGGAAAGAGAAGGAACAAGTGTCTTTACCCGTTTGTTTTGATATTTTCGACACGTCCGGGCCTGTGATGGAGACCGTCGGCAAATCTGTGTCAAGGTTGATCGTGTCATACACTTCTGCCGATGGGTTGTACACATCATCACGTATTTTGAGATATACGGTTTTAAGCCCATCGCCAGCAGAGAGCTTGATTTGCTTCGTGGTAGCGTAAGTTATCCAGTTGGAGCCGGTTTCTGTAGCCTGTACATCTTCGCTGTAGTCAGTATCCACACTACCCCAGATTTTCATCTGATACCCCGTGGTTGGAGTGTCAGATGTGCCAATCGTCAAACTGACGACCTGATCACCCGTAAATGTTGCCCCGCTGGCAATTGAGATAGATGGGTTTGCAGGGCCTGTAGTGTCCAGTGTTAAGTTAAAATAGTTAGCCATTATTTATCCCGTTCCTTTCTTGGTTGATCTGCGTTGCAAAACCGCCAGGATTAACCCGGCGGGTTTTTCGTATACGTTTATTTAACCATCGCTACTTCGATAGTTTAAGATTATCCCTTGTCCTGTTCGATGATCTTGTAGCGATCTTCTACAAACTCCCAATTCTCCGGTATTTTCTCCGACACGACCCCCTCCAATTCCCGTAGGTAAGCCATGTCATTGTCCGAAAAATCGTGGATGTACACCTTAGCTCCATCCGGCGCGGGGCTAGGTATCCCTAAAAGCACACCGCTCGGCAGAGTGACGTCAATTTTAAACTTGCCGGGGTCGGGCATGTCCTTTAGCCAGGGACACAAAATGTATTCAATTTTTTCCGGGAATATAGCAATCATATGTTCACACCCACTTTCGCTATTTTAAAATTGCATTACCTTACCAAAACTCCCCTACGTACCCTTCACGCCCTCGCTTTTACCACAAACCAAATCAAGCACGGCTTGCATTTCGCTTTTCGTCAGCGACGCGCCTTTTGACTTATAGCTTTCCAGTGCGGCGTCCTTTGCCTTTATCTTGTCAATTTGTTTTTGATCTATCTTGCCTTTCTCCAGCATTAACTGTAAAAATTCATCTCTTGTCACGCTTAAACCCCCATTTCTTCAAGGAGTAAGTTTTCCAAGTCCTCGTTAAACACCGCTGAAGCGGTATGGACTTCGACGCCGACGAAATAATGATCACCCATGTCCACCGGCACCATTTGGCTAACGTATTGCGTATATTGGTCAAATTCAGGGATTGGTGCGTAAATATAAGGTTTTGACATGCCTGCTCACGACCTTTCTTGCCTTTTTTAGGCTTACTACTGGTTTAACGTAATTATTGTAAAGATTATAGCTATTACTGTGTTTAATCCACCCCCAGTAAGAAATTACTGCACAAGCATCCTTGTAGTTTAGTCCTTTCTTTTTACTTATTTTTCTGATTCTTCGGCGTATCCTTAAAGCATTCCGCTTTCTTAAGATAGTCTTATCACGAAAAAATCTAAACCCAAGAAAGTCAATATCACGATTATTGACCTTAAATACCTGCCAATTATCTTTTAGTTTTAGACGTATACTTTCGAGATAGCTCGCTATGGCTTTCCGCACTTTGTGTAATTTTTTCTTGTTCGGTCCCAACAGCACCAGGTCATCAACGTATCTTATATAATACTTGACACTCAATTTTTCTTTTATAAGATGATCTAAGTCTTGTAAGAAGAAGTTTGCAAACCATTGGCTGGTATAATTACCAATCGGTAATCCTTTATTGCTGTCAATAATAGTATCAATTAAGTGCAAACAACTTTCATCCTTAATTTTCTTCCGAAACATTTGTTTTAATATCTCGTTATCAACGGAAGGATAGAATTTAGACACATCCATTTTCAAGCAATATTTAGTATTTTTATGGTCGGTATCCAACCATTGCCTTAGTGCTTTCTGCCCATAACTAGTGCCACGAGCAGGAACGCTTCCACAATTATATTTATACATGCCACGCATTATGATGGGTTGTATTTGTAATATTAATGCCCAATGAATTATCTGGTCAGGATAAAATTTTGGTTTATAGATTTGACGTTCCTTCTTATTAGCCCCATCATAAATAGTTTTAATTATATATGGTGATGGCACATAATTGTTACTCAATAATATTTTTTGTATTTTGCTAGCGGCAATATCTATACGATCAATGACTTTTTTAACTCTGTTTTGATTGCGTTTCCCAAGGGAAGCACTCATTATAGCTTGTTTAATATTATCTATCTCACAAATTCTTTCAAATATATAGCCCTCTCTTTTCAAAGAATCACCTTCTTATTGGCCTCATGGTGTTTCGAGTAGCCTACTAAACCATGCTCTTTATCGGCCTGAATTTTCACCAAGCGGTGTGGGCTATAAGGTGCAAAAATTAAATATTTACCAATAAGAGTCTGCCTGCCGATGTTCAGGTTCGTATCCCCGGACGAATTGTTCAAGTTCCAGTACGACAGCCCTGCATTCGAGCCGTTGTTCCAGTTCCCCCCAAAGCGAGCAAACATGCACCCCATACCCCATAAATATTAAAAGATCTCTTTTGGAATCAATTCTGGGGGCTGGCCGCCCCCAGACCCCCGCTAAAGAGGGATTTTAAGAAGCCGCCCGCCGACGTCCAGGCCCGCACCCCCGGACGAACTGTCCAAGACCCAGTACGACAGCCCTGCACCCGAGCCGCTGTGCCAGCGCCCCCCAAAGCGAGCAATAAACTCCCCAACGTTTTGATAATAATAATCACAGTAATACTTTGAAATCGTACTGCTACCGGCTATTACTACTGGAAATTCGGCAAAAGGAAAATTAGCGTCCCAGCCCATTTCTTTTATATATCCGTCGGCACTGCCATTTATATATCCTAGCTGTTCATACGGATTTGCGAATAGGTTACTTTTGTAACTTCGCGCATCTTTACAAACCCACGATTGTCGATTTTTTATATTTACACCATCGACAAACTGAAACATATCGCCAAAAAGTGACTCAATACCCCGATACGAACAGGGAAATTTACCATCATTAGCGATTATGCTACCACTACTGGCGGTAATTCCTGCACTGAATCCATTTTTCCAAACGGAATTATATAAAAAATTTCCTATTGCGATATTTACCGAAGCACCGTCGAAGGATACCGCTTTGCTATCATCATCATAAACATCTATACTGGTAATTTTCCTATCTGTACAAATCTGATCCCCACCCCGGTTCGTGCCAATTGAAATATATTGACTAACACGATATTGATTAGCGTACCTATTTGCGAGTATGAAACGGTTAGTATTATTCTCAGTGACTGTAGCTAAATGAGCATCAGAATACTGCCCTGCGATATAACCCATCATTACCGCTTGTGAGTGTAATGTGGCGAACTCGATAAAATACAAAGTACGCAAAACATCGACGACATGAATGTCTAGTTGCTGATAGCCTGGGCCGTTTGCTTCTGCATAATCACGAAATTGCACAATATTTTTTCTCCTTAACGGGAATGCATCGGGTTTGGATTCCAGCTTATTTTCTGCGCTAAGTGATGCTTTATAGCAACCCACGTCAACATAAGGCAATTCACACTGATTAGTAAAATCCCAAAAGCACCAGGGCAAATAGAATCCTGGTCTTTTGGTCAAAGTTACTTGCCATGTTTTTAGATTTTCAGTGTCGATTTTACGGATATACAGTTTTGGAATGCGAGAAAAAACGTTGCCATAACTATCTGTAACTTTTCGGATACCACCGAATAACGGCGTATTGTCAAAATCATTACGTACAATCTCATCGTCTACTCCGACTTCCGCAACCATACCGACAGCGGCGTCAGTCCTGGTTAGGGTGGGATTTTCTCCCTTATCCCAAGATGCCCCGTAGATGTCATGTACGTTTGCATTTACACCCACTTTCGCCATTTCACGTTTTAAAACACGGTAATTGCGTTCGATTTCAGCATCGGTTAAGATGCGGTCGTAAATTGCGGCAAAGGACAAATTGCCGCTGAAACATGCGGATCCAGGTGTATAACAACCTAAACTTCGTATTGAATAATTTCCTGGATTATACGCAATATCGTCGGGGGTCGGGTAACTATCCTTGATCCCGTTCACGGTTATATCAAATAAGCCGTAACTCCTTCTGCTTGTCATAAAATAAGGTTTGTCGTCCTCAAGAGTCATACTACTTGCTACAATGCATTGAACATTATTGTAGGATTCGCTTGCCCTGATTTTGCCAGACCCAATTCCATCGTAGGTGTCGTCATCTGAGCCTAAATGAACCCTAGTGCCGGATATGTTGTCTGGCGTAAAGATGCTTACGAAGGTGACTCCCTTAGATAAGGTTACTCTGGGTATAGCAACGAAGTCATCCCCATCAAATGTTAAGCCCTGCCCTTTGAATGTGGGGTCATTGGTGTCGGGATCGCTTGAACTGCCTAATCTGCCATTGGTTAACGGTAACAGCATGTTTTGAGTGCCATCGAACCAATCGGGGAATATCACGTCGCATTGTTCAAGTGTGGGTTCGTTGCCTGCACCAAATGTTGCGGTGAGGTCAATTAGTGCAATATTAGTCAATTTGCCTATAAAGCCAATATATTGTTGAGTGGTTAAGTATAAATTATGTTTATATGCAGCCTCGACTATTAAAGAATTTCTGCCCAATGTATTTGTATTATTCACTATGGGGACGTAGGTTGGTGTAAAGCCATCTGAGCCTAAAAACAATACCCCTTCCGTATTTTCTATTAATTCGAATGCAAAATAGTATTTGTGCCCAACTATAATATCTACTTGTGTAAAACTTTTTATAGAGGGTACGGCTCCAACATTAAATACAAGTTTTTTATCGCTTACCGTTACACCTCCTCCAAGTGTCCAGCCACTCGTTCCCTGGCTAAAGTCCCCATTCGCCACCACGTTTGTAACTGGCAGGTAATCTTTTTTCTCGTTGTAAAGCGTCTGTCCCGCTTTTCCTTCTGCGTATTGCTTATAAGGCATATACATCGCCACTAACCCATTTTTTACAATGCCCAATGGCGGCCTTTTAAAAGGTATACCTACTCCAATCATGCTACCTGCCCCACAATCCCCGTTGCCGTTGTATTTGTGGCTCTCACTCTTTTTACCACGATTGGACTCCAGTAGCCGGAGATTAGGTTAATGGGTATGTTTTGCCCTCCGTCCACAAAATCAACGTAAGCTACGCCATCTGCCGCACAGGTGAGGGAGTATACTACATCTGTCAGGTCGTTGTCATCATCGGGTGTTATGGCTACAGCTTGTCGAATATTACTGCCCGATAGTTGAACAAGATTCTCCCCGGCTGTTTGTGAGATTTTGGCAACTACGCGATTTGTAGTGCCGTCTGTAGTTTGATCAATGCCGACTTCTCCAACTAATTCTGTGCCCTCGGCTAATTGCGTAACAGCCGGTGCGGTACCGTTAACGATTGCGTCCAGGACGCCGTTTATTGCGTCAATTTTATCGGCCAGATTTATAATACTATTATCCTCTTTAAGCATCCTCCCCGTTTTCGGCGACATTTCCTCAATGTTAGCCACGGCTTTTTACCCCCAATTCTTGTAATTGTTTCAATATCAGACGGTTCAAATCATAAACATCTTCCAGCGTCAACTTACCGCCCTTTTTCTTACTATCTAAAGTATCAACGGCAAATTTGTCCTGCTCTTGCTGGATTTTCTCCCGGGTCGTTGCTATCTTCAATACCGGCTTACTCATCCACAGTCACCACCAGTTTTCCATCATCACAAAAGGGGTATCTCGCTATGATGGTAAATTCGCCGGGAACCTCTGAGAGAAAGTCAAAGTCCCCGCCCCCATCCACCAATTCCAGGGTGGATTCGCTATCTTCCGCGAGTAATGTAACAGTGACGTCATCTTTTACCTGCCCGCCCTGCCAATCCAGCAACCTTACTCTCAATGGCAAGATTTCATTCACAAACGCGGTTGGCGAGATGATATTTCCCTTATCGTCCAACTTTGCCGATTCTAGCGAACTTTCGATAGCTAGTTTTCGGGTAAAGCAATAATGAGTCCCCATAGTAACCGCTTCTGCGCCATCCACCTTAATTGTTTCCATCTTGAGGATTTCGTTGCCAACTTGTTTTAGTATCATGACTCTTTACCCCCTTTTAAACAACTATATACGTTGCTACGCAATCACAATTAACATTGGAACTGTCGCTATGACTTTTAGCTTCAACGAGTAAGGAATACTTAAATCTATGGAAAAATGGCAAGGAATTGGCCGCATTGTCAATTGCTTCTCTTGGAGTGGGACTATCGTATATCGCATAATATTTCCTGCCGAGGACAAAATCTTGAAGAATCACCACACCGTCAATGGTAACTTTAAACATTCCCATGGCAATGCGGGTTCCATCAGGCCACGCCGCTATTCCCGTAAGAAATCCAGAACCGTTGATGTTACATACAGTAACGTAGTTACTTGAATTCGCCGTGGTTAATGATGCTCTCGGCACTGAATTTTTCCAATCTACCAACATGTCACCTAGTTTTACATCTGCTAGGTGTTTTACTTTAGCGTGAAGACTCCCTTGTGCGTTCGCAGAGTCTGTCCGGATACCTACCTGCCGGCGGAAAAACCCCAACAAACCTTCAAGCACTCCGAACATTATCCGACTGTACCCCCTTTCAAGCACTCACCTTCCCATGTAAACGTCTGAACGTTGCGGATTCCTCCGGAAGATCCACCTTCTGGCGGGAGGTAACGATAAACTTTAGAAACCTGCCCGAACGCATCATATTCAAGAGTTGTGAAGCCGACGTCGCCATAAATGCAATGTCTTAAATCCCCTTCCTCGCCACCGTCATAAATAACTGCATGAAGGTGATTACTCATCATTTGCCATGCCACGCTAGCGCCAGATCGACGGAAAGAGTAGGTAAATGCATCCGGGGTGCCGATTATATCAATTTTGTTGTTAGAATCCCCGGCTTTTTGAATAACAAGATAATAACCAGTGCCAGTCGCCAGATTGGAAAGGCCCATCGGCACACTCACCCAACCTTTTGTCATTGGTATAAACTCCCTCGGGATAACCACCTGTTTTAGCAAGGTCCCCATCGCGCCAGTGTTTACGTCCATATCCTTTCGTAATTGAACCACAACATCAGCCCCGACGCCATCTTTGTCTAATTCTAAGGCAACCCGCCCTATTGTAGTAATTGTTGGTGAGCCGAATATCACTGCACAATAATTGTAGCTGGCTATGCTGTTTTCTACTCCACCGACGCCGGTAAAATCTTGACGGGGGTTTCCGTCATAGATTAGCTGAAAATTCTGTAGTGCTAGCAACTGGTTCATGTTGTCAGCATTTAGGACGGTAACGCCGTTCGCGAAAGCGTATAGTGGCATTTCTTCCCTCACCCCCTTTTATTGTAATGGCACCCGTATTTCCACAGTCAGGCTTTGATTGCTGACTTTATTGATTCCGTTGCCGGAAGGTATGATTCTGTTAAGTAACCACCCGCTATTCGCGATTTCTGTCCCGGCCAGGAACACCCCTGCTTCTTTCCACAAACCGTTCGCCTCAGTCGTCATTAAGTAAAACCTGAACCTGATTTCGTTGGAGAATCGCGATTTATCCGTTAGAATCTTACGGAACCCTTCGGCTTTTAACGTAGTGTCGGTTTTAGCAGGAGCCGTAGTACTTGTGCCCAAAGCCAGGAAAATGGCATTTCCTTGCGGGATTTCGTCAACTATAATAGCCGCGAGAGCTTCTAGCCCCGATTGCACAATTAGGTTAGGTTTTTCTAATATCTTCACTACTTGTCCAGATTCTTTCCAGGTAAACCGCCAAACGCCTGATACCTTCACTTCGTCCCGCAATATCCCAACCACCACCTTATTTCAATTCCACATACCCACATATTGCATCTACGCTATAATCCCCGCATTTATATGGAGGTATCGCGGGAAACACGTAAACCGTTTCTTTGTCGCCAATTTCTACCTTGTCAATACTTCTGAGGATTTTAATGATGGTTGTGCCCTCTGCGGGCACATTTTGTTGAGCAGACGCCATTGCCTTGAGGAAATCAGCTACACCCTTCAATCTGCTACCGTAATTGATCCTATATGACCATATTGAAGGATATGGCGCTATTGGGGCTATTGTTACGCTTTGCACTAAAAAAGTGCCTACGACCCCTCTGTCCGGCAGGTTTATGGTTACTAGCTGTCCAGGGAACCAACCGGGGATTCTAGTGTCAAAATATCCGGATACTTTGGGGTTTGCATGTTCTCGCAAATCTGCCAGTCCAACTACCTCTGCGGCGTCAAGAGTTGTTAGGCTGTTGTCAGTTATTACATGCTCATACACACCATCCCCGCCTTGTATGGCGGCTACGGCATCTTGAGAGTCATAATCGTCAACTACTGTAATAACGTCAATATCTTGTTTGGCATCAAAACTTAAGGTTGCACCTTCTGGAGGGGTTGGCGTTTTGTTTGAGCATTTGATGTACTTTTCCATATACGACAGCATATAATCGTATTCTACATCATCATGCAAGTATTCGGTGCCGACGGTATAAGGTACTTCATCTATTCCAATTCGCGCCAATTCATTGTTATATTGGATTTCGTGCGGCCCCCAGGGCAAAGTCCAGTGCCTGGATACCCCGTCTGCCCGCCATTGTACGGTTTGGAGACCCGACATCATTTTCCCGCCGATTACGTAAACCCTGTTGCGCAAACCCTGGATGTCTATGCTGTGACGGCCGAATTTAAACTTACCGCCGGGGACTAGTTCCATCGGCGCGGGCATAGCCAGTTCTTCGGCGTCGTAGAATGATAGGTCTTTAAAATAGTCGGGCTCCCAATTCCATCCGACATAGTCACATAACCACTTGAAACACTCTGACGGTCTTTTGTACTTAAAGGCGTCACCCGTAGTTTCTACGACAGGTGCCCCCGCCTGAACCCCGGTTACCGTAAAATCAGGGCAGTATTTAGCCGCTATGTCTAAAAATATTTCATCAGCGGGCATATCTTCATATGTTTCAATGACTAGTTTACTATCCATTAAAGATGTGTAGTCGTCACATTCTACGCGCCAGACATTTGGAGATTTACCAACTAATTCGGCATTGACGACTATCCCCGCGAATAATGGCTTTCCAATCCCATGGTCTGTATCTTCTATCTTGACATCTTCACCTTCTTGAGGTCTTGTACCTTTTACCTCGAAAGAGCAGGTATCTATCTGATATGTCAAAGCCTGCTGGATCTGCAAGGTATCCCGGCGCACATCCGCCCAACGGTCAATTCCCGCCAAATATAAATGTCTTGACATTAAGGGATACTCACCCCCAGTTTGTGCAGAGTCCGTAGTAAGTCTTCACCATCTTGCACGGTTATGTTAAAAGTGTTCGCACCCTGATTATATACGACCTGATTGCCTCCAACGGCAGGCTGTTGTGCGTTCATCACATTCGCCCTGCTGGTTAAGTCGTTGATACTCGCCGATCCCAGACCGCCAACCATCCCTACAACATTTTCGATTGTGGTACGCAATCTTTCAAATCTGGATTCCATGCCACCGATAAAGTTGTCCATTAAGGCTATCCCGTAATGAGTGCCGGACATGGCGATGGATTCAAACTTTTCTTGAATCCTGTTCATTTCCTTATCCGCGTTTTCGCGGATTTCAGCATATCCTCATGTCACCACCGACTCCGATCAATGCTGAATCCATCATCTTAAAACCTTACACCGTACATGTGAAGCTTGCGTTCCAGCAGGGTTAGAACCTCCTGGGCATCCCCCGCTCCCTGAATTACAATTGAACCTGGTTGGAAGATCGTGCTGCCGTAAGCTGTATTTCTATTACTGGTGCTGTAGTTCATTATCGCCGGTTGTAAGGCCGCCGGGGTAAGCGGAACCGTTCTTGCGGCGAGATCTCCTTCCAGCCGGATTGTTCCCATACCCTCTACTGCTTTGGCAAGGGCTTTTCTTAGCAATGGTATATTATCTTCTATGCCTTTAGCGAACATCCGCATGAAGTTAGGCGCCCATTCATCGGCAAAGCGCCCTGGGCCAAATTTAGTAGGGCTGTGGAAGCCTAAATAACCAGCCAGTGTTTCACCAATACCGGAAAGTGTATCCCCCAGCCGGCTGATCATGGATTTTATGCCGTCAATGAAATTGGTCAGCAGGTTTTTACCCCAATTCCAAGCTGAATCCACAAGAGTATTGAACAACTCCTTGATGCGATCCGTTATTCCTTTTATCACGCCATAAATTAAGTTCCAGGCGTTATCAACCTGGGTTTTAATCCTGTCCCACAAATTTGTCAAAAACCCTGAGACAGCGTTCCACACAGTTTCTGTGACGTGCCTGACCTGCTCCCACGCTTTGGAAATAGTGTCAACCAGCCACTGGAAATAATAGTTGTGGTCATACATCCATTGGAAGGCGCCGACAACCGCGTTTTTTATACCGTCCCATGTGCCTGTAACGCTAGCCCTTAGTGCCTCCCAGGTTCCGGCTATGCTTTGCCCCAGTTCCGCAGCCTTGCCTTTGATTTCATCCCAGTTCTTATAGAGCAGGACCCCACTTGCAACCAACGTTGCAATAGCGGCTGCGGTTAGGCCGATGGGACCTGTTAGCACCGCCAG